AGGGGCGGCGCGGAAGAATTTGGCTACGATTGGGCCTGCGATACCGCGACGCTGCACATGGCCAAAGCCAAAATGCAGATGGCAGACGGCGTGGTGGCGTTTCCCGGCGTCGATCCTGCGTTAATTGAACAGGCCGGCGCGCTCGGCCTTAAAGTTTGGCTCCCCAAGGAAGTGCCTGTCCCGACGCGCAAACCTACGACGGCGGCGGACAGAGATTGGCATGCCACTCTGCATGAATTGCTTGACAGGGTTGCAGCGGGTTAATAGCTGACCGTCTAGCGTGGTCTAGCGTGTCCCATGGTGTCCCAGGTCGTTCAAAACTGACCGTATCCGTTCACCCGGTCTGACACTTTTGGGCCGCAAGTTCAAAATAATCTATTTGCCCCATTCGCCCCATTTTGGTAATGTGCGTCCGTCTCAACCAAGGAGGACGACATGGCTGATCTTGTTTACGATAGTATGGTTGGCGTTGGCTTTGATTTGAAAAACAACCGAGCAATGTGGTGGGTTGCTGGCAAGGGGTGGGCGAACCGGAACATACCCAAACGCATGCAGGACATTTTGACGGCGAGCATCATCAAACCGCTTAATAGCAGGGCGGCTGAAGATGAGGCTCTTGCGAAGGCTGGATATGAACTTGCGGCAGAAAGCGTAGCCACTTCTCCCAATGATTGTCTTAACCACCTTTGGATTTACCAAAACCCAAAGGACGAATATAACCCAGGTCACTATTACTTTCAGTTGCAGATTTCTGATCTGCCCATCGTTTGCTTTTTTGTCAGCGATTTGGACTGGCCGGCGTTCTTGGTTGATAAAATGCTGAATGTTGACTGGGCGCTGAACTCACTATGAGCCTTAACCTCGATCCACCCGCCGACCCTGATGGCTATTGGGAAAGCCTCGGGGTTACCAACTCACCAAAACTGGGCGTGGCCGACAAGAGGCCGAAGCCATCGAAAACCCCAACGGACAAGGCGGTCACCATTAAGGTGATCGCCGGCCAACTCGATAAGGTGGCCACCAAGGGCGAGCAGGCGTTGGTTGACTCGGGCATGCCCATTTACCAGCGCGGGCAGTCCATCGTTCGTCCGATCCTGACGGAAGTGCCGGCATCCCGTGGCCGAACCACATTAGCTGCGGGGCTGTCACAGATCGGCGCGGCCGCACTAACCGACCGGCTTTGTCAGGCGGCAGAATGGGAGCGGTTCGACAAGCGTAGTGCGGATTGGGTGCGCATTGACCCACCATCCGCCGTTTCGGTTACTATTTTGTCACGCAATGGGCTGTGGAAGTTTCCACGGGTTGCCGGCGTCATCACAACACCCACACTCAGGCCGGACGGCAGTTTGCTGACGGCGGATGGCTACGACGCGGCCACACGGCTGTTTCACGCCGCCGACGCCAAGCTGGATGTGATGGCCCACATACCAGAGGAACTAAGGAAGGACGATGCCGTTGCGGCGTTGAAGAAACTGCAACGGCTGCTGAAGAACTTTCCCTTCGTCACCCCGACCGACGAGGCGGTGGCCATTTCCGCCGTCATCACGCCGGTCATTCGTGGGGCAGTCTCGGTTGCGCCCATGCATGCTTTCCGCGCCAGCACAGCCGGCACCGGGAAGACTTATCTAGCCGACGTGGCCAGCGCCATCGCCACGGGCCGTCCGTGTCCGGTGGCGACGGTGGCCAAGACCGAAGAAGAAACTGAAAAGCGGCTGGGTGGCCTGCTCATCGCCGCTCACCCCATTATCTGCCTGGACAACGTGAACGGCGAATTGGGCGGTGACCTTCTCTGCCAAGCCATCGAACGTCCCATTGTCCAGATCAGGCCGCTGGGCACGTCCGAGATCATCGAAATCGAATCACGCGCCACCATATTTGCCACCGGCAACGCAATGCGTGTGCGCGGCGATATGACACGGCGGGCGATTCTCTCCAACCTAGACGCCGGCCTAGAACGCCCGGAACTGCGCGAGTTTGACTTTGATCCTGTCGAGCAGGTCTTAAACAATCGGGCAGAGTATGTGGCTGCATGCCTCACAATTGTGCTTGCCCATGCGAAAGCTGGCTTTCCGGGGGCGCGTGATCTCCGGCTGGCGTCTTTCCAAGATTGGTCCAACTTTGTCCGTTCGGCCTTGGTGTGGCTCGGCTGCCCGGACCCGTGCGATTCGATGGAGCAGGCACGGGAAGACGACCCCGAATTGAGCGAATTGAGCGAATTGATCGAAGCGTGGAAGGCTGAGTTCGATGTTGTCATGTCGTTCACCACGGCAGAGTTGATCGACCTCGTGGGCCAACGGCTGTTTTCGGATGAGCCGGGGGAGCCTGGGCAGTTTAAGTATCCCTTAATGCGGGAGATAGTGCTGCGCGTCAGTGAGAGCCGACAACAGGGGGATAGTCGTAAGCTTTCCAACTACTTACGCAGCAAGGAGGGGCGCATTGCGGCAGGATTTAAGCTGCGGAAAGCGGGAAAAGCCAGCGGCGCGGTGGCGCGTTGGAACGTCACCAAGGCATGACCGGGAATAGGGCGAATGGATCAAATAGATTGCTGCCAGTAGCTATACCTAAACTGTCATTTCATTTCTGCCATTTCAGGGTAACTCGTAAGGGGTGATCTATTTGCTCCATTCGATCTATCAGGGGGCACGATTCGACCCATTCCGGGAAACCGGGGTGGGTCTTTTCGTATGCGCTGGTCGGGCTGGGTGTGTATGCGAAGGGGGGGGTATAGCCATAACATCAACGCTAGGCCTGTTTTTTTGACCGTGTGGGTGGGTGTGGGGTGCGGCGTGTTAGGTAGGACCGGACGGGGTGGTGAAGCCGCTCTATGGCCGTTTAAAAGGCTGCGTGGTTTTTTGGCTGGAATGTATGGGGGTTTGGCCAGCAAATTTTCGAACGCCCCCGAATGGGGGTGCCCGGTCGGTGCTGGGCGGTCTTTTGGCATAGCCACTGCCGTTTCTTTTTTGAGACAAAGCCCCCCTCCCCTTCCCCTTACCACCCTTTACAATTGTAATGGGCTAGGATAGGAAATGAAACCGTTACGATTGCGCAAGTCGTTGATATCATTAGCTTTTACATGTCGCATAAGAGGTATTATGGAATTATTTATTGCCGGCGGGGTGGTCATGGCAGGCTAAGGCATTGATATCGTTAGACAATGACCGATGGTGCAGGCTCTTGCTTGTCGGCATGCCGATGCTGTGCCGGCGACTGGCCGACGTTATGTCCAAACAGGAATAGCGCGCGGGTGGGACGGCGGGCTGTCCGAGCAGATAGCGAGCTGTCCGAGCAGATAGCGGGAACTTCTACCCCCCCAGATTTTCCCGCCCCGCAATACTTATTGCCCGCCACCACCCCAGACCTGGCGCTATTCCCGTTTGAACATAGCGCACCGCCACCCTATCTCGCCGCTTGCCACCCCCCACATTACGCCACCACAACAACCACCCACCCCAACCCCCTATCTTTCCGCCCTCGTTCCATTCCGCATGTGGATTTACCCCATAGCAACCCGTTGAAAACGCAGGAGAATAAAAAACGCTTGTAATGGGTTGCCTATGTCTTTATGCGCTGATCCTCCACATCAACCACACACAAGAGAGGCAACCACACATGACCATCCCGACACACCGCCAGCTGCGGCGGCGCAAAGCCGCCATCCGCTATAATTTATACCCGTGCAGCATTTGCCGTCTCATCCGCGCGCTTTCTGCCGACGCAATTGTCGCCGCCGTGATGGCCGTCGCAATCGTCGCCGCCGCCGCATTGCTGCGCCTTATCTAACCAGAGGAGCACACCACATGGCCCGCACTCCCCGCCTTTCGCCCGAGGAGGCTCTAGACGCAGCCGTCGCAGCCTACGGCCCGCGCAACAGCGACTACCTGCCGACTATCAGCGCGGCGACTAAAGAGCCCGCTTGCCAATGGCTCACGGCACACGGCATCCGCAGCAGCGTAGCCCGCGCTCTGCCGCTCGCAGACCTCTCCGCAGTTTGGTCCGACACAACAGACACTAAATTACTCGCTCTTGTGCCCGGCTTGCTGGCCCGCGTGTCAGTGATTGGCACGACTGACAGCGCGCTAAAAATAATGGTGCAGCAACTTGTCGATTTTCCCGACACCATTTTTAAACCCTTCACCAGCTGGATTCCCAAAAAATCGGCGCGGCACGACAGCGCGACCAGCACCGCCCACCTCCCGCACTGGTGGCTGAAACGAAATTCACTTGAGCTTGCCGCCCTCGTTGGCAGCGACGACGACACCCCCACACCCACCCCAGCACCCACCCCCGCACCGGAAAAACAGCTTATGACCACACCGCCCGCCACAAATACTAATCCCGACGCAGCCGCCGCGCTCGCTGCCGCCATCGCCGGATTTATCGGTGGCCAGCCACTGGACCGCGCCGCCGTCGCCGAAATTGTGCGCGACGAACTGCAAAATCATATCGTGCCCCGTTCGGTCCACATCCACATCAACGATGAGCCGCGCGGGATAATTCCCGCGCTCAGTCACCGCCTCACCGGCAAATTGCTGGCAACCGTCGCCGCCGGCCTCTCTGCTTATATCGTCGGCCCAGCTGGCAGCGGCAAAACGACCGCAGCCGAGCAGGTAGCCGAGGCTTTGGGCTTTAAATTCTACCTGCAAGGCGCAGCGGCGGGCGCACATGAATACATGGGATTTATCGACGCGCGAGGCAGTTATAACTCAACCCCATTCCGCGAAGCCTTTGAAAACGGTGGCGTTTTTCTAGCCGACGAAATCGACGGCAGCGATGCCGCCGCTTTGCTCGCGCTAAATGCTGCCCTCGCGAATGGCGTGTGCGCTTTCCCCGGCAGCGTTTTTCCCGTCAAAAAACATAAGGATTTCCGCTTTGTCGCCGCCGCGAATACCTTTGGAACGGGAGCCAATCGTCAATACGTTGGCCGCAGCCAACTTGACGCAGCAACGCTTGACCGTTTTGTTTTTATCGACTGGCCCTACGATACCGTGCTGGAGCGCATGCTCTGCAACGACGCCTCTTGGCTCGCATACGTGCAATCTGTCCGCGCCGCCGTGGAAAAACTCAATATTCGTCACGTAGTTTCCCCCCGCGCCTCAATTTTCGGAGAAAAACTTATTGGCGCCGGCATCCCGCTCGCTGAGGTTGCGCAAATGGTTATCTGGCGCGGATTGTCTGAAGCGGACGTTACCCGCATCAAAGCGGCGATGTAAGGAGCAAAAACTAATGACCCGCCCCCCCTATAAATATCACACTACCGACCTCTACAGCGCGCACCTGCCCGCCGGCTTTGTTGACCTGCGAGGCAATGGCGACCGCAAGGCAGCCGTTGCTGCACATTATGCTGATGTTTCCGAGATCATCCCGCCGGCCTCGCCGCCCGTTGGCGCATGGGACCGTTTTGCATGGGAGAGCACAGACAATCGTTGGGCCGGCGCGACCTTCACCGCCGCGCGCGACATGCTGCGCGACGGCTGGATTGAAGGTGCAGACCGCGCCGCCGCAATTCGCGGCCGCATTGAAGCCGACCGCCCCGCCGCTCAAAAACTTATTAGGTGGGACGTGGCCGGCGCTTACCCCAGCGTGGGCCGCTTTCTATCTGGCAATCCCGCGAACATGCGCCGCCTCGGCCAAGCCAACACCCCCCGCGTTTTGTCACTTTCATTTGATGGCTCCGCTTCCGCCATAGTTAGCGCCGCCGACATGGAAGCTCACGCCGCCAGCGCCGCTGCGATCATCGACACGCTCGAAGCGGCAGATTATCGCGTCGAATTGTTTTGGATATGGCGCGGCAATGGCGACAGCCTGCGCACCGAGGTGGCGGTTTGCATCAAACAAGCGGACCAAGCCGTTAACTTATCAACTCTAGCTTTCAGCCTTGGCCATCCCGCCATGCTGCGCCGGATTGGTTTTGCCCTTGTCGGATCAATTCCGCACTGGCGCGGTTTGGGTGGCAGCATGGGAACCCCTTGCCCCCTGATAGCCGACCCCGAACGTGGCGCATACGTCATCCCCAGCGCGCAAACGACCAAGGCAGGCAGCGACCCAATCAAAGCCTTCGACGCGCAAATTGCAGCGCTGCGCAAGCAGGGCTGCCCCGGACTGGCAGACGAACCCGAAGCCCAGGCAGCCTAGCCTTGCCCTTGCCGGCGCGCACCACACCGCGCCGGCCTTGGCAAGCCTTCAGGCTTGACCGCGACCAATAACTAAAGGAGCAAACCACATGACCGATTACGCTTTGCGTTGTGAAATCTCAGCCGCTCGCGAAGGCCAACCGCATTGGCACTTCGCCGGAGACCCGGACGCAGGCCGCGCATGCGTGGAGCACGACGGCAAACGCTGGACTTACCGGATTGAACGCGGCGAGATCCGGGCATTCCGCGCATGGCTGGCCGAGGCATTCTCAGGCTTTGGCACCCAAGCCAGTGTCGCAGGACGCTGGCCACACTACGAAATCAAAACACGGAGTTAACAACATGACCCCCGCCGACATTGCCACCTTGCTGCGCACCAAAGCCGAGCGCAGCACCGAGACAGCCCGCGCGATGCAGGCAGCGCACGGCTTCACTCCAGCCGAAGCCAGCTACAGCCGCGCTGCCGCTTATGCCGAGGCAGCCGACCTAATTGAGAAAAACTTATTGCCACCCGCCACCCGCACCACCCGCAAAACCACACCCAAGGAATAAGCACCGATGAAAAACCAATTTGCCGACCTGATTGCCGAACTGGACCGCAGCGCCGCCGACACCGCGCGGCGAACCCAGGACATTCGAGATGTGTTTTATGGCACAATTCCAGTCCTCAAAGCCTTGAAAACTTATTGCGAAGGAATTGACGAAAGCCCGCAGTTTGGCGCGACAATCCTAGCCTACGCCATGGGCATGATCTTTCGCGATGAACCCCACGGAGAACATAAAACCGGAGTCTGCCGCGCTCTTGTGAGCTTGTTTGCCACCTCAGCGGCGAGCACCCGCACCATGTCGGAGGAATACGACGCCATACAAAGCCCTGACTTTATCCCACCCACCGAAACCACACCCAAGGAATAAGCACCCATGCCATACATAATCCATGATGACACAGCCATATGGGCAACAGGGGAAACCGAAGCCGAAGCATGGGAGGACTTTGCACACGAAATGAAAATGGGTAACGTAGGATTGCCAGAACGCGACGACTTCACGGCATGTCGCGCCACGCTCGCACTTGTCAAACGGGTGCGGGATTGCGGCGGGGCGATTGCCTGGGGAGCAACACCGGACGGACTGGCATGCACAACCGATGAAAAAAATGGAGAGAACCAATGAACAAGACCGACAACACAGCCGTCTATAACTGGTATTCCCGCGCCTTCCGTGGCGTTGCCGCTTGGGTGATCGTGGAAAAACACACCGGCAAGCACATTGCAAATGTGTCTATGAAATACCCGCAAGACGGCGCTGGCCGACTGTATGTCTATCTGCACATCATCGGCCTCGACATGGTGCGCGGCAGCGCGGCGGGAGCCGGTTACGACAGAGGCAGCGCGGCTATGGAAAAAGCAACCGAGGCGGTGAAAGCACCCGCGCCCGGATTGATCGAAAACGAGCGAGATTGCACCATTGACCGCCACCGCCGCACGATTGCGGACACAATGGCCAAAAATGGAGGCTGGGCTTGGCAAGACCGCATCGCAGCAGCCGGATACGCCGTATTTCAGGCAGTCTAAGCCACCCGCTTGAAACCCGCGCGACTGGCAACCGCGCGGACTTCAAGCGGATGGCCGCTTGACCACGGAGACAATCAACCATGACACGCGAAGAAGCCTTGCGGCTGGCCCTGGAAGCCACGCCGAACGATCCAGCTAAAGCGATCCAAACCGCCCGCGATATGCTGGCGTTTCTGTCCGAGGAACCCAAATCAGCATTTCCATCGCCCGCGTCAAAGCCGACCGTTGCCGATGCTGCACCGGATCTGCTCGCCGGCTGGACCCCGCTTCCTCACAACCCGCCGGATGTTGCATATCATCGCGGACTGACCGAGCAGGAAAGAATCTTGCTTGGCTTAAACAAGACTCGACGCCAATGGACTTCGGCGCATGACGATGAGTTATCGCTGCACATTCAATGCGGCGATAGTGGCGCTATATACGACGCGGCTGTTTCCCTGCGCCGTTCGGTCAAATCCTGCTACTGCCGCGCCGCTCGCCTTTTTACAACGGCGGAAGATAGTCGAACCCTCACGCGCATGTATCGTTTTGCCCGTAATCGCTTGATGGAAGAAACCGGCCAACATGGCACACTGTAGGCCATGCGTCGCCCGTTGCGCATAACTTATCGCCAAGGATTCCGCGCGCAGACACAGCGCGCGGAACTCACCGACAACCCACACCGCAAGCAGGGCGACCTATTCCGCCCTTCCAGCCTGTCCACCGATACCCGCGCTTTTTGGTGGTCCACTGGCTGGCATCACGCGAAACACAAGGAACCGAAGCAATGACTGCGAACGACTATCTGAAAAACCTCATTCACACGAGCCGCCTTCCAATCCGCGCGGCCAATGTGTTGCGCAACATGCAGCCGCCCATTTGCAGCGAAGATGACTTTCTGGCGCTGAACACACACCAGATCATGGAACAGCCCAACGCTGGTCGCATCACCGCGCGGCAAATTGACATTTTGCAAGGCAAAATCCGCAAAAAGCAGCAACAGCCGGCGAAGGATTACGTGCCCTTCATGGAGCAATTTGAAAAAATATCCGAAAAACTTGAAAATATCACTCAATTACTGGTTGCAATACATCAAAAGCAGTGACATAATCAAACCGTGAACCACACGCAAGGAATAAGCAGATGACCGAAGAAGAAGACCGCGCTGTTATGGGCCTGCAAACCAAGAAGGCGCTTTACGAAGCCGCAAAGGCGGAGGGTGCCGATTTTGGCGAACCTCAGCAGCTATTAACCGCCGCCGAAGCTGACCTTGCCCCCGACGCCAAATTTAATCTTGGCGACGTTGTTATAACCACCGGGGCTATGCTGCGCCTGTCCGGCCCCCAATATGGCGTCGCCATTTTGCGCATGCACCAGACCGGCGAGTGGGGCGCAGTGTGCGACGAAGATAAAGCCGCCAACAATCAGGCCATCGAATTGGGCAACCGCATTTTGTCGGCTTATCCCATCAACCCCCTTGAGGAATGCAAGGGCCACGGCGAAAATACCGTGTGGGTTATCACCGAGGCTGACAGGTCCAGCACCACCATTCTTTTGCCAGAGGAATACTAACCATGAGCCTCAGCAAAAAAAACGGCAAGGCCATTCAAGAGTTTTACGACCAAATCGAAGATGGCGAGCGGATTGAATTATCTTTCATTCATCCCGCAGGAATGGCCAAAAGTCTGTTGGCGTGGGTCGAAAATCAAACGCGCATGCCCAAGCAACACGCGGCGGCTTTTGATTTTTTGAAAAAGGTCGAAGAAAACCCAGGCAAAATCCGGTGTAGTTGCTGCAATGTCTTTTTTGAGGAAATTTCCCCGGCTGCGTTTGTCACCGCTAGCATTGCCGACGAGAAAAAGGCAGAGGCAGCGCCCGGCATGATTGTGGCTGGCATTTGCTTTGACTGCTACGGCAACCGGCCAGATTGGAAAGCCGAAGCAGAGGCGCACTTTGACCGTTTGTTTGGCGGCACAGAGGACGCTCCACCCATGCCAACGGTTTCCGGCGTTGGCCACGCTTAAAAAAACAATCCATCTTTGCGAAGGTGGGCGATCTTAGCGATTGCCCGCTTTTTTGCTTCCCGTCCCGTTGCCCGCGCAGCGCCGGGAATAACTTTCTTCACGCCGTCTTCTTTTCCTGCCGACCACTTCGCCGCTAATTTGCGATCCAGGGCAGCGGCTTCTTCCCGCGCGCGAGCATGCAACGTCAGTCCCTTTGCATACAGGGCATTCGCGTAATCGGCCACCGTGTAGATAATATCCACATGATGGCCGACGCCTGCCATTTCGAGGTGCAAAGCCAGTTGGGCCTCTTGCGCCTTGTTTCGGCCAACCTTTAACTCAACCCACCAGCACTTCCCGTCAGGATACAACAGCACCGTGTCGGGTGTGCCGGCCCTGATGCCGCGCGCTGCCTCAAATAAGTATTGGGTTTCTGACGTAGCCCGCGACCGATCAAAGGCAAGGAATACGCAGGGGGACGTAACCCACCGCCTGACCCACGCCTTAATGCTTGCCTGAAGATCGTGTTCGCGGTGCTGCATTCAAATTCCGCCCAAGGCCCGCCGGTAAATATCCAGCATGGTTTCCTGCGCCACCACATCATCTTCGTTCATAGCCCGCAGTTTGATGAGTTGCCGCAACACGCGCACTTCAAAGCCCGCGCTTTTGGCTTCCATGTAAATATCTTTAATGTCGGACACGACCGCCTTGCGATCTTCCTCCAAACGTTCGATGCGCTCAACCACAGACCGCAGACGGTCGGCATTGATGCTGTTATCACCCATTTCAGGCGTCATGCGTTTAGCCTTTCATAACTTATTTGTTTGCGGTATCCAAGCGCGGCCAAGATTTTTGGCCCCGGTTCTGTTTTGGCGTTCAACACGAGGCTGACGTAAGTGGGACTGATCCCATTCTTTTCAGCCCACGCCGTTTGCCCGCCGGCATCACTGCAAGCTGCGGTCAGGGCGTGGAAAATTTCGGATAAATTAGCCATCAATCCCCGCCTTCAAGGAATAAGCCGTAATCTGTTTGCGTCGCACCTTCAGGATGCGCGCCATCTTCCCGTGATACTCGGTTGGAATTGGCCGAACGTTGTTCACCCACCGGGAATAAACCGACGGATGAACCCCTAGTTTGGCGGCGATAAAGTCGTGCCGTAGACCAAGTGCAGCGGCAGCGGCTTTGGGGCTGAAATCAGGTGTGCTCATGTCCTTGAGTTTACTAAGGATTGAAGGAATACGCAAGGCCGGTTGCCCGTCATGCAATTTTTTTTGCTTCTTCCGCTTGACACACCAAAGCACGAAGCGCAAATTGAACACGCTAACAACATCCAACAGGAGCCAACAATGGCAAAAACCAAAGCAAACGTTAAATCGCAAGAATATGAAGTGGTAAGCGGTATTCCCGTGCCAGCGCCCCGCGCGCCTTTAAGTTCCTGCCCTTATCCGTTTGACGCGATGAAGGCGGGGGATTCATTCTTTGTGCCCGGCGCAACGCACAAGACGCTTGCCAATTGGCTAAACCGCTATCGTGCCAAGAACCGCAACAAGACGCTTGTTTCGCGCATAATCGACGGGGGCTTGCGTATTTGGAGGACCAAATGAAAGACGCAATTGCGCGGCTGCTAACCCTTGTAAGACAGGCAGAAATTGCCGTCAACCAAGACGGAGGCGTTGCGTTTGATATCGTCCGCGAAATGCGGCGCTGCGCCACTGACATCAAATTCTTTCACATGCAGGAACAGCGAACCAATCACCTGTTTGTGCTTACGGTGTCAGCACTGATTCCGGTGGCATTTTGCGCTGGCTTTGTTTTGGCAATGCGCGCTCATGGGTAGCGATTGGCTTGACCGGCCAGAATACAAGGGGAAGCACATGCTTAAAGTTTACGAGGAATTGGAGCAGGGCACCGACGAATGGCTTGCGGCCAGATGTGGGTTGCTGACGGCCAGTGAGATGAAGCTGATTATCACGCCAACTCTTAAAGCTGCCAGCAACGACAAGGAACGCGCGCACCTGTTCGAGTTGTTGGCTCAGCGCATCACCGGCTACGTTGAGCCAATGTATGTCAGTGATGACATGCTGCGGGGGCGTGAGGACGAGATTGAAGCGCGCTTGGTCTACGACAAGAACGTGGCCCCGGTGCGCGAGGTCGGCTTTATGACCAACGACAAATGGGGATTTACGATTGGGTATTCTCCCGATGGCCTTGTGGGTGATGACGGCCTGATTGAATGCAAATCGCGCCGGCAAAAGTATCAAGTGCAAACCATCATCGTCGGGAATATGCCCGACGATTATGTGATGCAGGTTCAAACCGGGCTATTGGTGTCGGGCCGCAAATGGTGCGACTTCATTAGTTATTGCGGCGGGTTGCCCACGGCCGTGATTCGCGTTGAACCCGATGAACGCATCCAAGCCGCCATCATCGCCGCCGCGTCCGCGTTTGAAGGCCGGCTTCAAGACCATCATCAGCGTTATGCAGCCATGATTGAGTCGGGCGAAATGCGCACATTCCCAACGCAGCGCCGCATGCGCCAGGATGAAATGGAGATCATTGTATGATTGACCTGCGCAAAACCGTCATCGCCAAGTCCGACCAACTCAACG